ATCGTATGCGAATATGAAGAGCCGCCCTAATGGACCAAGAAACAGCCAGAATGATTCTCCGCCAGCATGGACCCCGGCTTTTCAAGCAGACCAATAAATGCGCCGGGACAGCAATGATAAAGCAAGACGGCAAATTCAAATTGGCCATTCTGCTTGAGGAGAAAAACAACTCGCACGAGCACCTGACGCGGCTTCGATTCGGAGACAAGCCGCGACTTGCCAAAGAGGGGGAGAAAGAATCCAAAATAGACGAGCTTGAGCCGGAACTTGTCGTAACAGGCAGGATAAAGGCCTTTGTTGACCGGACAATAAAACACAGACCGGCATACGGCGGATTATCCTTGGGACATATCGACGAGGACACAACAGCCGGCACCCTCGGCGTAGTGGTTTACAAAAGTCCCGCAAGAATAAAAATGATACTCTCAAACAACCATGTCCTGGCAATGCAAAATGACGCGGTGATAGGCTCGCCGATAGCGCAACCCGGTATGTTCGATATTTTTGACCATTACGAGCCTTATGATGAAGATGAAATTGAGCAGGCCACAGAGGAGAATATCATAGCCACACTTTATGATTTTGTTCCGATTCTATTTTACAATTTTACCGGACCATGGAACTATGTCGACTGTGCAATCGCACGTCCGCTCACCGGAACCCCTTGGGTATCCGGCCACGTTTACGGTCTATATGACTGTGCAAGAAATCCTATAACAAAACTCGTATATCGATGCAAATTATGGCATACTTCCGCAGCAATCAACAAGCCGAGGAGCGGGGCGAACTGGAGATATTATTGGGACAGCGCGGATGTCAATGAGACAGTCCTCGACATCGGTCTTACAGGGATGTTGAGAGACCCGATTATCGGCGAAGAAGTAACCAAGACCGGAAGGACCACCGGCAGAACCGAAGGAGTGATTTGGGGATTTTCATCGTGGATAGCGGTTTGGTATGGTGAAGCCAAATGGGCTATTTTTGATGACCAGATAATGACTCGAAATGAACCCATTGCGATGGGTGAAAAAGGCGATTCCGGCTCTTTGCTTGTTACTAAATGCGGAAAAAAAGCCGTCGGACTTTTGTTTGCCGGGTCATCTTCGATAACAGTCTTTAACAGAGCGACCGATGTGGCCGAGGGCTTGGGTATAAGCTTTTGCCCGATTCCTCGATTGGCGACATCAGCAGGTAAAATCTCGGGCAAAATAATACCTGCCGACCCTCCGGGGACTCCCGAACGGCATAAATTGTGTTATGACTGCTGCTGCCCGCGACCTCCTCCGCCACCGCCACCCTCACCTTGCTGGTGGTGCGGCGAAGAGGCGGATGTTCCAAAATTCGTCGAGGTTACTATCTCAGGCATGTCATTATGCGGTTGCATCCTTAATTCTGATATGACTGGCGACCTCCCCAATGAAACATTCATCCTGCCTTACAAAGCTCAGTGCTACTGGTGGGAAGATTATGGAGATTTATTTAATGGATATTACACAGTATACTGGGGTGTGCCTCCGGCATCTTCTCTTTGTTCCATGATTTATGGCGGCCCTTATCATCTTTGGGGTTTAAGAGTCAGCATTCACAGGTCGGAGTTTGGTGTGGAATGCAGGGTAATGTGGTATGAACCCACGCCTGGTCCACAATGGTGTTTATTTTGGGGCGATGGAACACCGGCAGAAGATACGTGTGTTCAATCTACAATAAATAATATATTGGTATGCAACAATGAGCCTTGTTTCATGGCGGGCTCGCCAGTTCCTTGCAATCATTATCAGGGCGGGACAGCTATAATCAATGACATTCTCGAACTCGAACCTGATATGTTTATGATTGACACAATTCCGCCCGATAAGGATGACTTCTGTGATGAACTGATGAAGGGCGACCGGCCAAAACGATGTATCTATTCAGGCAAATTTGTCCCCCCTGATTTTTGCCGCCAGGTCTGCAAACGAAAAGGCGCGGCAAAGGCGAATGGAACCATCCCAACAGCGGTATTGGCAACGGCAGCGACAGCAGTTACAGAGACAGTTGCAACTCTTAAAAAGAAGGCCGGTTGCTGCGGGGGCAGGGTCGATAAGCTGCTTTCAATCGCAAGGGGGTATGGGAAACTGGCCGGGGAGAAGTTCTTTGGCCTGCCGCCGGTGAAAACGGCGAGGGAAATGATGATTCTCAAAAGCAGAGAAGCCGTTTGTGACGGTTGCGAGAAGTTGACCTATATGGGATTGACGGAATATGGCGGATGGCTGGCAAGCAATGTCAAAGAAGTCGCTAAAAATATCGTGGATTTGTCTGTCCTCCCGGAATTGTCGATATATCCCAAAGACGATAATAGGACTGAGAAATTCTGCGCGGTCTGCAAATGCTACCTGCCGGCAAAGATTCGATTGATGGACGAAAAATGTCTGTTAGGTAAATGGCTTGATGGTTGACCAATCCGCCAGAAACCCCTGCAAGGGCCTCAGCAGGGCCGTAGCAATTTGAATTTTTCACATATTTCCTCGTTTCCTAACCTTCGTATTTACAGGGAGTTATGAACAATTTGAAGAATTTTTCAAAAAATCCAGACTTTTCACTTGACAAAAACATCGAGGGTGTCGATAATATAGATATAAACAAACAAGTTAATAACAATCAAATTTGAAAGGGGTAAAAAATGCAAGCCACAATAAAAATTACAACGAACAGGATTTACTTTGAGCAGTTTGAAACACCGGCGGGCGAGCCGGAAATTGCTGAGGTCAAGATGGCATGGGAATCGGCGATTTATGAAGTTATCGAAAAAGCAGGGTTTGTTGCCGAAACGCATATTGGCGTCGGCTTTGGCACGGCCATTGAAAAATTCGTCACTGTAACGGCAGGTGATGAGTGCGATTGCGAGAATCCATCGCCCGATTGCGATTGCGAAGCGAAAAGCGAATTGTCAAAACTGATTGAACTTTGCGAAAAATACGGCGAGGCGGTCGCCGAAAAAGCAATTGAAGCTGGTTATGCGGCGGCGGCGGCAAAGTCCGAGGAATTTGTCAAAGCAATCGAAAATAACAAAAAGGAATAACATCGCATTTTTTACCCAGCCCCTTGCCGTGTCGGCGGGGGCTGGGTTATATTTGAAGGAATCAATTATGTCCTCTCGCAAATCAGACCCTGAAAATCAAGCCGAGACAATCCGGGTACATAAACATATCGCCCGGCAATTGCGGACCGCACACCCTAAATATATCGCAAAGACCAGGTCAATTATCAATTTCGCCGATTTCACCGATTTTGTCATCGCTGCCGGATTGAAGATTCTTTTCAAAAATTAACCGGTATCTCAAGCGGTTCAAAGACAAAGACGGTCTGCTTGGCGCCGACGGGCGTGAAATAATCCTGTGTGCCGGTGATAATCAGGAAGGGGGGCGGCTTGATAGGGGACCCAGTTATGAGACCCGCAGTACTGACGCCACGCAAACAAACATTCTTTGATAATATCTCGCCCGGGCCGACGCCCATGCCGATATCATTGTGCCTTGTAAAATAAGCTGATATCTCAAACTCAACGAGCGATTCATCACCACTAAAAATGCTTATGATTCTGAACCTCTGCTGATGAGTAAAGTCCTGGCCGCGGCCGCCATAATGGACATCGCCCAGCCGGCCAATATCACCTATGCGAAAAGGAGTTTCAAAAACCGGGACTATCAAATTGAGGTCGTTGGCCTCGATGAGTGAAATGTTTTGTTTTATGGTCTGGGTTTTCGCCCGCAGGTCATCAATGACGGCCCTTTTTTCTTTGGCGGGGTCTTTTCGCTGGACAGGATTAGGAGGTATATCCATTAGGACGTCTTTTCGAGAGGCTTGTTTTCGATAAGGTTTAATCGGCGCCCTAACATATCTTGCCAACTCCTTTTCGGCGTTGTTGCAATCGGCGATTAACTGGGCGATTTTGTCGGCCTTTAGAAAACGAAGTTGATTGAGGATGTTGGCATCGGCAATGACGGCGCCAGCCCGGGAAGACAAGAATAATAATAAAGAAAGAATGATGATTTTTGAGAATGTGGATATTTGTCTATCGCCGGGTTTTTTCGACAGCAAAAACTTTTTACAAGACGGGCAAACAGTTTTGCCAATTGAATGGATTTCGGAGAGTTCTGATACAGGAAATTCCTGATAACAACATCCACATGCTTTAGTATGTAATGCCGGAATAGGAGGCAAAAGGTTTATTGAAGGCCGATTCGGCAGTTTCTCAGATATTTGCTCAAGGAGCTCAATGATTTTGTTAATGCGAAGGACCCATCTGATAATAATAACAGGGATTACAATAAAGAAAAAGACATATCCTACCACCGCAATTAAGCCAACAAATATCTCCATCAAAAATCCTCCCTAAGCGATTTTAGATGACTTGCGAACCTTCTGTCTGCGAGCGGCCTGGATTTCAGGGTCGAGGGCGTTAAGCATTTCACGGATGGCCCGGCTCTCGTCGGCTGACAGGAATTGAAGGGCAATGGCTCGTTCTTTATCGTTCATAATCTGCCACTTTTTTATCACAAACCGGACATCTTCGGCGGCTTGCTGCGAAGGGTCATCATACTTTATTCCGTTGGCCTCATCAAGCGTTTTTTCGCGCTCGACGGGAGTCAACTTGCTGAATGCGACAACGCCTGCCGATAATACCGACTTCAAACTGCCGTATCTCTGGGCGAACCGTTCGGCCAGAACCTCGGCGACATTAGTCAAAACACGTTGTGCAGTTGTGCCCATATCCATAAATATAGAAGAATTTTTCGCAACCGCAAGTCTTTATGTAATAAATAGTTATGGTGCTTTTTTGCAGGCGGGCGTGAAAATTTTGATTTTTGTGTTGCAAAGCGCCTTGGCGCGCCGATAATACCGACAGTTTTATGGAGTGCAATTGATGGTGCAAAGTCAGACGAGGTCGAATAGAACAAAACATATCAATCAACCTTCTTTCTACGAGGGAAACCTCCGTGCTCCTCTGCGACCACAACTGCCCACGTATACAATAATCAACAAATTTCGCATTATGCTGTCGGCGGCCCAAGAACGGGATGACCGTTTGGCTTTTATACGACGCCCCGCCCGACAGCATTTTTCAAAAGAGGCTTTTCATCACCCTCCTCCGAAGCCAGATTCTTTTTTTGGGAATCTGGTTTTTGGCCTCATAAGCGATTCCTTTTGTTTACGGGCGACCCTGACCAGGCCGCCCCGGACTCTTAAGGCATTCAGATTCAGACAGGGCCGGAGTGTAAACCGGCCCGGAATTATCAATGAGTTTTTCTCCCCTCCTGAGACGGGCCCATCGTAGCGAGGCCCGTCTTTTATCGCGGGGTAGAGAAGTCCGGTATCTCATCTGGCCCATAACCAGAAGAACGCAGGTTCGAATCCTGCCCCCGCAATTTGGCGTAAGAGAAAGGATAAAATTTATGGAAAAAACAGCAGCATCAGAAATTGCGAAAGAATTGAGAAAAATCGCCAATAAACCAAAGGCCGAACGATTGCTGTTAACAATCCCTGTGGGTTGTATAGAACTGCCCCCAGGGGAATACATCCTCGATTCTTTTCTAAGGGTGGTTGCAGCTGCCTTAGAAGGCAAATTATGAATCAGTTGACATTTGAAAATGTTTCTGTGCGAAAAGTTGACAAACCACAAACAAAACAACCCATTGGTTGCATGGCGCCGATGTGCGCGGAGTGCATCGAGTTCACAGGCAAGTTCACAGGCAAGAGGTGCCCAGGCAAAACGAGGGCGGAAGTCCTGCCAGGTGTGCGGCCGTGCAGGAAATACGATTTCGATATGGCAATACTTGAGGTAACTGAAATTTGATGGAATGAAGGCGGCAGTGAAGCAGGGATGTTTCATTGACCACTGCCGCCTGTTTTGAAAATTGCATCCGTTATTGTCTATCAGATATTATAGATTTTGTTGAAATAGCGAAACTAAAAATTTGCGATAATAAATATTATATTTTAATTTAATCTTGTGGCGGCCCGGAAAGACGGGCAAAATTGAAAAATGAAAAATGTAATATTAAAAATATTAAATCTTCTGTGGGCCATAATTGAGGCATGCACGAAAGATGGCAGGAGCAGGATTCTACAAAGAAAGGGATAATGATAAAACAATATGCAAAATAACAGAACGATAAATCAGGGGTATCTACCACCTGATAAGTATTTGAAAGCTGAAGAGATTGCGCAATTGTATCAGATGGTTTGTACTGAGGCGGACCAGGCGAGAAAAAACGGTTCAAAGAGAGGCATAATCAATTGGATGCTGATAGAGATTATGTTTGGAACGGGCCTGCGGGCGGAAGAGGTATGCAATTTGCAAATCAGGGACTTACCGATATATCACGGCAAAGATGTTATCCAGGTCCGCCAGGGCAAAGGCGATGAGTTTAGAGTGGTGAATGTAAAACAATCTTTGAAAGATAAACTGGCTGAATATATCCGTTTCTGCAGGAAGGGAGCAAAGCCGGGAAGTCCATTGTTTGTAAACGAGAATGGGCAGCGCACACTTCGATATCGCATCAGCCACAAAGGAATTATCACAAAGCGCACAGAACTGACTGCCCGGCTCAGTTATCACGAACTATATATGCGGCTAAGACGAATCGGTAACAGAGCAGGGTTGGGGCATTTGCACCCACATAAATTTCGCCATACCTTCCTTTCATTTTTATATAAGGTCGGAAAAGATTTGCGTAATACACAAAATCAGGCAGGACATAAACGGCCTGAAACGACGGCAAGATACGCACATGTATTTGATGATGATGCTCGCCGGCAAACAGAGGCCCTTTATGCAGAAGTCTATGGCCTTAGTGGTAAGGGTTTAGCCGTATGATTGCCACTATGAGATTAGGCAATTTGTAAACACTTATATTATAACGAGATATGATGCTCTTTGGGGCATGATGAAAACAGAAGAAAAAATGATGTGGACGTTAAATAGACATCTAATAAGAATGGGCCTTGTTTTTAGAACAAGAAAGCATAGTGGACAGGACCGGCAAAAAGAAAAATGCCTGCCTCAAAATCAATATCTGCGTTCTTTGCTTAATAAGCGGGTTTTGTGTCTAAACGCACACCCCCCCCAAACAAAGGACTTACAACCACTGACTTGTGATGACTTTGCCCCTTCGCGGGTCCTCCCTGAACATACAGCACTGCGGTCACCAAAAGTCGCGCGCAAAGAGGCAAATTTGCGGGCGAATTTCGGTGTCCGGTCGCGCTTAAAAAATACAAGGGTACCTGGATATATGATGCCTGCAATTTTACAAAACAATACACGGGGACATGTAAGGCCACCCGGAGATATGATGCCCGCAATTTGCCAATAAATCGGATAATGATACTCGGAATGGGATGCTGCTTAGGATTTTATGCGGCGCTCGATGCATTCAAAGCGCAACCAAGTTGGAGGTGGGGGATATGGGCCGGGGTCGGGCGATGTTGTTCGTAGTCTTTCTATCGAGGTGGTTATGGTCAACCACGGATTAACGCGGATTACACGGATTTTATGGGCGGTCCTGTGCGGGCTGGCGGCGATATGGCTGGTCCCGAACGGTGATTGTGGGGTGACGAGGCGATGAGTGAATGTGATAAGGCCAACCTTATTCGGGCGGCATTAAGAAGGCAAAACAAACTTCATCTGGGCATGTGCAGGTATTTACTGCTCGAAAACGTACGGCGAACCGCCGGATTTGTCAGGCCGGAAAGATACGCCGATGCGATTGAAGTTTCATTCTATCGTTCAAACAAAGAGGAAATTGGGCTTACAGGATACGAAATAAAATGCAGCCGCAACGATTTACTTAAGGAACTAAGAGACTTAGAGAAAGCTGAAACATTCAAACAGTTTTGCAACAAATGGATACTTATTGTCGGCGACGAAAGGGTGTTGGACGGCAAACTTAGAATTCCGGAGGACTGGGGAATATGGATATATGACCAGGGCGGCACTGAGATTGACGGTTATTTTAGAACTGCGAGAGAGCCGCATTTGCTCTATCCCAAACCGGTTGATAGATTTTTTTTGGCATCTTTAATTATACGGGCTGCCGAAACCGGGTTCCCGACTGGTTCAAGGAAAAATCCTGAGTTGCTGGAGGCGAAAAAATGAATGACGAAGCGAAGCGGAGTCCTATGGACGAATCGAGAAATGAATCGCGGCAAAGGCGGGTGAGTCCGAGGGAACGGGCGCTGGGGCGGACCTTCGGCGAGATAAGCCGGGTGGAGTTGCTGCAAATGGCAGGACTTGAAGAAAAACAGATACGAGCGACGCTCACGGATGGCCCGGCGAAGCTGGACGATGAATGGTTTGTGACTTTGATGGGATATCGGAAAAGGGAATGTGGCTGATAATCAAGGGAATTTTAGCCACTAAGGCCCTTAGAAATTGCAAAGCAATTTCAAGGACTTAGTCCCGGAAATCTTTCAGATTTCTCGGGGCACGAAGACCCAAAGAAATAATTAGTGACTTAGGGACTTGGTGGCAGAAAGTTAGATGGAATTACCGATAAATCAAATTATCTGTGGGGACTGCCGGGAGGTGATGAAGGCGTGGCCGGATAGTTGCGTCGATTGCGTCGTGACCAGTCCGCCATACTGGGGACTGAGAGACTACAAGAATTCTCCCGTCATCTGGATGGGAGAAATCGCAGCCCCGGCGTCGTTTGATTTTCGTAAGAAAATCTGCCGGGGCAAGATTGAGCCGTGCGACCCCCTGCAACTTTCCGCAAAGGCGGAAAACGACGCAGGGGCTACGTGTGAGCATATCTGGGAAAATTCTCCACCACGAAGGCCACGAAGTGAAAATGATATACCTAATTCGCCGAAACAAAAAACAAATTCAGGGACTCAATATAACGCATCCGGCGGATGCTTTTGCCGCAAGTGCGGGGCCTGGTTAGGTTGCCTCGGCCTTGAGCTCTCTATCGAATTATATGTCCGGCATTTAGTTGAGGTTTTCAGGGAGGTCCGCAGGGTTTTGAAGCCCTGGGGGACACTATGGCTGAATTTGGGGGATAGCTATGTCGGCGGTGGTGGTTTTTGCCCGACCGCACCGAATAATCAATATACAATATCTGGGCAGCGTGAAAAAGAAGTTTACGGGATTGGTATGGGATTGAAACCACAAGGAACACTGAAGCCAAAGGACCTTTGTATGATTCCCGCCCGCGTGGCTTTGGCTTTGCAGCAAGATGGCTGGTGGATGAGGCAGGACATTATCTGGCATAAGCCGAACCCGATGCCTGAGAGTTGCCGCGACCGATGCACGAAGGGCCACGAGTACCTGTTTTTGCTGACGAAGTCGGGCGAGGCGCAATACTGGACGAACGAAAAGATAGAGAAGTTGGTTTATGTTCAGCCGGCGGGGACAAATGGAATGGAGGGTGAGGACTGGGAATGGGTTGAATGCTCACGATGCAAGGGCAAGGGTTGCAAGGGTAATAAGCGGTGCATTAAAGGGCGGGTCAGGCAATCGCACTGGGAGGGCCACGATTACTATTTTGATGCGGAGGCGATAAAAGAAGAAGTTGCGGGAACTGCACACGAGAGGGGGAATGGGATAAACCCGAAGGCGAAGATGCCAGGGCCAAATTCAAGAATCTATGTAGATGTAGATAGAGGCCCTAACCATTCATCGAGGGCAATCAAATCTCGACAAAATGAATCATTTTCTGCTGCCGTTAAAAGTTTGGTCCCGAATCGTAATCGTCGTTCGGTCTGGACTATGACTCTCGGTGAATGGTTAGAGTGGTGTGAAACAATATGGTTACAAAACGCGACTGACAGTAAATGGACCATAACGACACAGGCGACGCCGGAGGCGCATTTTGCGACGTTCCCGGAGAAACTGGTTGGGCCGTGCATAATGGCGGGTACCTCAGAGAAGGGCAACTGCCCGAAATGCGGCAGGCCGAGAGAGAGGATTATCCAGAAAAACAGGGTTGCCACGCGGGCGGGCCTGTCTCAAAAAACAGAAGGCCTCAATTACGATACCGAAAGGCACTGCACGGAAACGCAGACCATCGGCTGGACGGAATGCGGCTGTCAAATAGAAATTGGAAAATCGAAAATAGCAAATTGCATCGTCTTAGATCCCTTTATCGGCTCGGGGACGACGGGGAAGGTGGCCTTGCGGCTTGGCAGGGATTTTATCGGGATTGAAATTAGCGAAAAATACGTCTATGATATCGCCAATTGGCATATTCAGGCGGCGATGACTGGCGTGCCGGTTAAAGAGCAGAGAAAAGGGCAGGGGGCTTTATTCAAATGAATATACGATACGTCCAGATTGAGGTTGGGAAATACGATGGCGAGATCAAGTCATTGCCGGCGGATGTCAAAGGACCGTACGCGGCGCTGCTGTTCCACCTGCTGACACATGATGGCTGGATAAAAGATGATATGGCCTATATCGCCCAGATATGCGGGACGGGCGAACTCGAACTGGCCTCGAAGTGGAGACACGTCGGCGCGTTTTTGAACAAAATCGGAGGCAAATACTTCCATAAAACAATAAGAAGCGATATCGGGGTCGCAAAGAAAAGATTGCAAGACAAGCGTAGGGCTGGGCTTATAGGAAGCGACGTAAAGAAGCACTGCTTAAGCACTGCTTCAGCAGTGCTTTCCGTAAACGAAAACGAAATACGAAAGGGAAAATCTTCGTTTTCGAGCTCGAGAGTAAATGCCATGCCCTCGCTTTCGTTTGCGCGGGAACTCAATGAGATAATCCCCGCCAAATCGAGCAGCGACTGGAAGTCATATGAGAACATAGGCAATATAATCGCTCAGCGAATAACGGCTGGCAAAACAGATGAAAAAGCATATCAAACGGTCAGAGAAATTGCATTAAGGGCAAGAGCTGGCAAAAAACCGATAGGATTATTTTATGCTCTACTGAAGAGGGAATGCAATTACATCAGGCCAAGCAGGGGAGGCATGGGGACCCTAAGTGAAGGAATTACACAAACACTCAAAGATATTGAGAACATAATGGAGGCGAAAAATGCTGTGTAAACCATTGACAACGGAGCAAATGTGGGGCGCGCCGCATATCTGCGAACACCGAAACAGCGAGCGCCGGCTGCGGGACCCGATGAACAAAAAATGTCTGGTAAAACACGATTGCATAAAGTCCCGAATCAGACGTGACGCGGGGCCTGATTTGAACGATGGATTTCTCGGACCTGACGGAAATCCTGATGAATAGTTCAAAGGTCCAAAAACATAAAGAACACAATGATTTTAGATTTGAGGTTTGGAAAATGTTCAATAGTCAAAAAATTATCGTATTTGAAAAAATTCATTATGAACCAAATGCTCAATGTCCAATTTGCAACGGAGATTTGAGTGATTTACGGCTTACAACAGGACAAATTCAACGCAAATGTCTTGGACATTGTGGCCAAACCTTTTATCAGGAAGACCCCGAATCACAAAAGAAATTTACGTCTTTGTGGTGTGATTTATGTCTTAGTGCCTTAGCGGCAAAAAAAGGCAATGATATAGCTGACACACCAGAAAGAAAAGGCAATGAATCATTTGACGCACCAAAGGTAAAAATATGAAGAAATACCAGATAATCTATGCTGACCCGCCGTGGCGATATAACGACCCTAAAGGAAACGACCCCGCAATGGGCGGAATAACCTATCCGGTTCTGTCTAATGAAGACATCTGTAATTTACCTATTGTGTCAATCGCCGATGAAAACTGCTCTCTATTTCTCTGGGCCACGATGCCCAAACTCACTGAGGCGTTGGTGGTTATCAAAGCGTGGGGATTTGTTTATACAACTTGTGCTTTTACTTGGGTGAAACTCAACCCGTTAGGCGAGGGTATTTATTCTGGTATGGGACACTGGACAAACGGCAATGCCGAACTGTGCTTGTTCGCCAAACGCGGCCATCCTAAACGATTGTGTAAATCGGTCAAGCAGATTCAGATGTGGCCGCGTGGACGACACTCTGTGAAACCCCCGCAAATACGCAACGAGATTATCAGGTTAGTCGGCGACCTCCCCCGTATAGAACTGTTCGCCCGCCAGAAAACGGAAGGGTGGGATGTGTGGGGAAACGAAATTGAGAGCGATATTGTCTTTGGTGAGTGAAATGATTCAATGCCAAAGAAAAATATGAATAAAAAAAGCGAAGAAAAATTGTGGTCAATAAATTTTAGCAAATTATCCAATGATATGCTTTTGGAATTGTGGTTTAGACAACCTCCAGAATTACCCCCAGAAGATTATCAAAAAGTGGTAAAGATACTCAAAGAAAGGGAGGTTATTTGTGAGAGGATATGATTCATTAGAATCGTTGTCTGCTTTTTTGGGACTGCCCCAAAAATTTCTCGATGAACTGGCAAAATCAGGACGAATCCCGTTTGTGGGGACTGGAAAATACAGTGTAAATCCAAATAAACAAAAAGGCGGAAGACGATACTTTGATGCTGAACAAGTTAGAATTGCTTTGAACAAAATATCAGAATGGCAACGCACTCGTCGTGCTGGTGAGTGAAGTGATTCAATGCCCAAAAAAAGGAGAGGAAAAATGAAATTGGATGATTTTTTGGAAATTGTTGGCGGGGGAAAAAAGGATATCAATATCTTGGCGGGCAATAAAGGGCAATGAATCACCTGACGCACCAAAGGTAAAAATATGACAGATAAACCAACGAAAGATGTTGTGATGGACAAAGCCCTTAAAGCCCCATTTCCGTATTTCGGCGGCAAGGGTAAGGTAGCTGACAGGGTTTGGGCGTATCTTGGGGACGTTAAACAATACATTGAGCCATTTTTTGGCAGTGGTGCGGTTTTGCTAAAACGTCCACCGACAAAACTCAACAAGATTTACGAAATTGTAAATGACAAGGATGGTTTTGTCGCGAATGTTTGGAGGTCGATAGCGTTTTCGCCCGACGAGGTCGCTCGGTGGTGTGATTGGCCGGTTAATCACGCTGATTTGAACGCCCGCCGCAAAATCCTTACAGAAAACGAGGGATATTTAATAAACAATCTGCAAAATGACCCCGAATGGCACGACGCCAAACTTGCGGGATATTGGGTTTGGGCGGCAAGTTGCTGGATTGGTTCGGGCCTTACCCGCCCAAATGCGAGACCGCACCTTGCCGGCGATAAGGGCATAACAAGCAAGATACCGCACCTTATCGAAAATAAGGGCATCACAAGCAAGATATCGCACCTTCCCCGCGATGCGGGCGTTTACGAGTGGATTAACGCACTATCGAGGCGTTTGCGAAATATCAAAGTTGTCTGCGGCGATTGGTCGCGGGTTTGCGGTGGTAACTGGCAGGACGGAAACAAACCAGTCGGCATATTCCTTGACCCACCATACGCGACGAGCGGGAGAGATGAGGCGATTTACCAGCAAGATTCTATGACCATAGCAAAGGATGTTGAGGTGTGGTGTTTGGAACGCGGCAGGAATCCTAACTATCGCATTGTTGCCGCTGGTTACGATGATGAATACAAGACGCTACTGGATAATGGCTGGATATTTGAAGCGTGGTCGGCGGGGGGCGGCTACTCCAACGCAAAATCGAGAGGCAGTATAAACCGACACAGGGAGCAGCTGTTTATTAGCCCGCATTGTCTAAAAGAGAAAAAAGGATTATTCGATGTTGGTGAGTGAAGTGATTCAATGCCCAATAAAGCATTAAAGGCGGTGAAACAGGACGGGGATTCACTTCGATACATCGATATACGAATTTTCGATTAGTGATTTAATCATTCAATGGCAAAAAAAGGAGAACAAAAATGAAGATGCGAATTATGACAATTACGCTGATGCTGGCCGGATTGTTTTCGGTCGGCGGATGTACATCTCAACAGTCGCAGGATTTACAGACCAATCTGGCTGAATCTTTGAAGATAAAAGCGACGGTGGATAAGGCAACGGTCGAGGCCAACAAGGTGCGAGCAGATGTTACTCTATCAGAAGTGGAGAAGGTTAGTAAGCAGGCCAATATTTACACGCAGGCGGCGATTGATACCGAATTGATACAACCGGATCAGGCCGAAGGTTTCCTTGCCGCCATTGATACAATAGCCGGAACTTATATGGCCTGGACACCTTTGGGGATTCCGAAAGCGAATTGGTTGACACTGGTAATTCTTGGTTACGTCGCTATTCGCGGGAAGAAAACAAGAGGAATAAACCCCGGATAAACCGGGGGTCCGCCACAAAGTGTCGAGATCTCGCCAGGCAGAAGTTTTCATTTTCTGCCTGGCGGATAATTATAAAATATGAAAGCGCGATTCCTAACACCGGTAGAGGATATTTTAATTACGCCATTTCCGGGCAGTCCTCGTGAATGGGTAGTCAGGACGGATATTTACTACTGGTCCGAAGTTGCGAAAAGGACAATCCACGTCCCCAAAAACTTCATTACAGACCTCGGCTCTATTCCGCGATCCTTGTGGTGGCTGTACCCGCCTTATGGCAAATATACCCTTGCTGTGATACTTCACGATATCGGGTACTGGCTGCAATTCTGTCCGAGAGAAATTGTGGATGCGGTTTTGCGGGAGGCGATAGTGGTTTGCAAAGATACTCAATTCACGGCGAATGTTTTTTATTCCGCCGTTAGAATCGGCGGGTGGAAGGCGTGGGCGAATAATTCAAAGCAGGATAAGGCCACAGGATTCGTCCGTGAGGCGCCGGGGGCAATAATAGTGCCTCGGATTTCCCGAGACTTTTGTCCTGGAAATCTCAAGGAGATTTCTCAGGGCCGAGGATTGCGATATGAGCGATAAGACAAGGATTGAATGGACTGAATCGACGTGGAACCCGGTCGTCGGCTGCTCTAAAGTTTCCGAGGGATGCGCAAAATGCTATGCCGAAAAAATGGCGATTCGATTAGCAGCGATGGGTCTGGAAAAATATGGCAGGGTCATAACGACCAAAGGTCACTCTCTTGGCGGCAGACAGACCTGGACGGGCAGAGTTTTCTATGATGAAAAAGCACTGGAGCAGCCGCTTCACTGGCGAAAGCCGAGGCATATCTTCGTCTGCTCGATGGGGGACTTGTTTTATGAGAAGGTGCCGTTTGAGTTTATAACCCGTGTTTTTGATGTGATGTGCAGCTGGCGATGGCCGAACAAAAAGGCGGAAAGGGAAGGGGATGATACATTGCTTGTTGACCCCGGCCATACTTATCAGGTCCTGACAAAAAGGCCGGAAAGAATACCACTCTGGCTTGACTGGGTTGGCGAACATTGGCGGGGCGATTCACCCTTTAATGCATCTATGGAAAGCGGGAAATTTCCCGAAAATATATGGCTCGGCGTGACGATTGAAAATGATAAGCATCTTGACCGGGCTAAGATGCTTTGTCAAATCCCCGCCGCGGTCCGGTTTATTTCCTGCGAGCCGCTTCTGGGGCCGATAGATTTGAAACTCAACGAACTGCGAACCATAAACGACAAACGACAAATAGAATGGTTAATCATCGGATGTGAGACGGGACCAAAGAGAAGGCCGTGTAAAATCGAATGGGTCAAATCTCTTATAGAACAATGTGATACGGCGAAAGTCCCGGTCTTTGTCAAGAAACTCAAAATCGACGGCAAAGTGACGGGAGATATGAATCTTTGGCCGGAATGGGCGAGAAGGCGTGAATGGCCCGTGTCGTTAGTCAATAGTCATCAATAATAAGAAAGGAAGGACAAAATGGCAAAGACGGAAATAGCGATTAAAACCAGAATCAAGACAGCGAAAGCCAGCTTGAAAGACTGAAGGAGCTCGCCCGCTAACGACTAACGACTAAACATGGGCCTGCACAATGATTACGAATTTTATCTCGCCCATCCTCCGGACCCAGTTAGATTCCCCGACTCGGTCGGGAGATTTGTCTGCGCAAGATGCTCGTGGTCCGCCTCGTCCTTTATGGACGGGCGAGATCTCGCCAACAGGCGACCTGTTGGCGGAGGCAATAACGGCGAACAAGTCTGTCCGAAATGCGGGTGCGGCAGTTTTTTGGATTTGGGACTGTATTTTATGAATTACTACAAAAGATGCCGGACTCATAGTTACACAATTCATCGTGGGAAAAGGAAGGTTAAGCATAGTAAACATTCTTGAGATTGTTGCGACTTTGTTATTGGCCTGGGGCGTCTGGCTCATCAATCGCAAGGACAGACGATGTTTCTGGTTCTGGATAGCGGGCAATGGGCTGTCGCTCTTCACGCATTTTGCCGTCGGCGGGCCGTGGTTCGTTGTAAGGGACATTATGTTCCTGGCCCTGGCAATTGACGGGCTTTTGAGATGGCCAAAATAATAATTCACCACAGAGGGCATAGAGAAACATGAAGGAAAGTTTTAGGTTTCAAAGCCTCGTGCACCTTCGTGTTCTTCGTGGTGGGAATAAAGGGTGTTTTATGAAAATATTTGGATTGAGAATCATCAGGGAGAAGGCATATCAGGCAATGCGAAAGGAGATAGAAGACAGAAAACAGGAGTTAGAAGATTTGAAGGTTGAACAAGGAAAGCGAAACAAGTTGACAACGGCGGAGATAGCGTCGCTTTTGAATCACAATATCGCACTCGAAAGAATCCTCGCCCGGCAGGGCGTCCGGCTGGACGACTCACTGAAATTGAAATCAAAAACCGGACCAAGTCCTGGAAATTCCTTTGGAATTTCTCAGGGCACGAAGATACACGAAGATGAATGAACTGCCAATAAATCGAATCGTTTGTGGTGACTGTCGAACGGTTATGGCCGGCTGGCCGGACAACTGCATCGACAATGTAGTTACCGATCCGCCTTACAATATCGGATTTATGGGCAAGTCGTGGGACAATACAGGTATCGCTTATAACGTCGATATGTGGCGTGAGGTTTTGCGGATATTGAAGCCGGGCGCACACCTTTTGGCTTTCGGCGGCTCACGGACATATCACCGTATGGCCTGTGCTATTGAGGATGCCGGTTTTGAGATACGGGATATGGTGGAATGGATTTATGGCTCTGGTTTCCCGAAAAGTTTGGATATTAGCAAGGCGATTGATAAGCAAGTAGGTGCGGAAAGAGAAGTTGTTGGGGTAAGAATTTACGGTGATGGCAAACCTTGTCATTTTGCAAGCGATGAAGCAATGCGGGATAGTGCGGGTAAATGTCAATCAGGAGAGACAACACATAATTTGCAAACAAAACCTACTACCCCCGCCGCTGTTCAATGGTCTGGCTGGGGGACTGCTTTGAAACCCGCCCACGAGCCGGTATGTCTTGCCCGAAAACCGATAAGCGAAAAGACAATAGCCGAGAATGTCTTGAAATGGGGGACGGGCGGGATAAATGTGGATGGGTGCAGGGTGGGGACAAACGATAAATTGAACGGCGGAATGACAACAGGAAGCACATCGGCTTCTGAGGGATGGGATAGGCCGTGGCGTCATAATGAAGAGGCAGTAAAATCAAAAATAGTGAGATGTAAAGGGCAAGTTGCTAAATCGGAATCTCTTGGTCGTTTTCCTGCCAATTTAATCCACGATGGCTCTGATGGGGTGGTGGAGATGTTTCCGCAGACCTCGACGCATTTTGGCACAAATACAGGATATTCAGGGACATCTATGTTTGGACTTGGTGGAGTTGGTAATAGTGAGAAATCTTCCGGTTCTGCTGCCCGGTTTTTTTACTGTGCGAAGGCGAGCAAGGCAGAGAGGGATGCGGGATTGGAGGGTGAGGATGAAAGGCAAATGGACGAAGGCAGGAAAGAAGGTAATCCCGGGGGTGATAATCCACGAAACAGGGGTGTCAACAAACGAACCAATTTTCATCCCACAGTCAAGCCCATCGCCCTTATGAAATACCTCATTGGGTTAATCACGCCTCCCCCCCATGTTTTCGGAGAAAACAAGATAGGGGGCTACGGTCAAACGACGCCCTGCGTAATTCTCGATATGTTCGCGGGCAGCGGGAGTACGTTAGTCGCCGCGAAATTGGGGGGATGGCGGTATATCGGGATAGAGATTGAAAAGGACTACGTGGCCATTGCCGAAAAACGGCTCAAAGAGGCCGAGGTCGAAGTGAAGGCGGTTGAAACAGGCGTGCCGGTCGCCGAACAGAAAATTGGACAGGGGGCATTGTTTACCCCGTGAGATAAAGCCGTTGCCGTCTATCTAACGGGGTGAATTTGAAAGAAAACGGCATGGATGCCAAAACCAAATCTGCGAACGACGAGTCACGGGTCACGAGTCACGAGAAGGGCCGCCCCCCTCATCTCCCTGACGCGGCTTCGGCCATTGATTCCGAGATAATCGTCGGGCAAAAGTCGGCGGCGAGGTTCGCGGATGTCTCGCAAAAAACGTTATGGCGCTGGGAGAAAAAGGGACTGCCGACCTCTCTGCGAGATAGGTGCAAGACGTATCGCAAAGGCGATTTGAAACTGTACGCGAATGCCGAGGAGATAAAACCAGACCCGCACAGGGAGCGCGAAAAAATCGCCTCGGCGGATATAAAGGACATCAAGGCGAAACTATTAGATTACGAACTGAAAAGCAAACAGGGCGAGTATATAGCACGGCAGGATGTCGAGCAGAAGTCGATTGCGCAGATAACAATGGTGAAACGCGCACTGACGGGACAGGGCAGGAAGCTGGCGCCTTTATTGAGGGCTGCCGGCGGGGACCTCAAACAGTTGCAATCGATAATCGATACGGACAACAGGCAGATTCTGGAGAGTTTTGCTGCGGGAATTAGAAATTGGCCACAAAGTCACCAAGGCACAAAGGATAATTTTAGGTTTTTAATTAAAAACTTAGGGGCTTAGAGTTTCATGGCAAAAAGATTTGAGAAAACGAAGACGTTATTTGAAACAGACCCTTCTACGCCGAGGGCTGCGAAGGGCAGGCAATCATCAAGCGAAGTCTGGTCTCCTTCGGAGCGGGCGGCGTTTGCGCCGCCGGAGAGATTGACCGTCACCGAGTGGTCGGACAAGTACCGCTATCTTCCTGCGGAAGGGGCGTTTCCCGGCAAATACAGTTCCGAGATAACGCCCTATATGCGCGGTCCGATGGATGCCTTCACGGATTCGGAGGTCGAATGGATTGTCATAATGTCGGGGACCCAGGTCGCCAAGACGACGACGCTTGAAAATATGCAGGGTTATATTATCGACCAGGACCCGGGGCCGACGCTGGTGGTTGTGCCGACTGAGGACGATATCGGATTCGTCGGAGAGAAGAAAATCAAGCCGATGATATACGACAGTATGCAGCTCACAAAACATACCACCGGCTCCCCGCGTGATTTGCAGGGCAGTTTCTATAACTTGGACCGCATGACCATATACTTCGCCTCCGCCGGGTCAATCGCCGCACTCGCCCAGAAATCGATCCGCTATCTATTTTTCGACGAGCCGGACAAATACCCGCCGTTCTCAGGACGGGAGGCGAACCCCATCGACCTCGGCGAGAAAAGGACTACGACTTGGTGGGACAGGAAAATAGTAATGGCCTGCACGCCGACGACAAGAAACGGGTATATCTACCAGGCATACGATGACTCGAATATGCAAAGATATTACATACCCTGCCCGCACTGCGGCGAGTACCGGGTTTGGAAATGCTCTCAAATCCGGGTGCCGAAGACGTTGAGAGAGCCGGACGAAATCATCGCAAAAAACGATGTCTGGTACGAATGCGAGGTCTGCGGGAAAAAAATCGAGGAAATAGAGAAGCCGAAATTAGTCGCGGCCGGTATCTGGCTGCCGGAGGGCCTTTTCCTCGACGCCAACGGCAAAACAAAAGGCGAGCCGAAAAGAACGAAACGCAAGAGCGGGTTTGCGATATCGTCGGTAGTCAGCCCGTTCGAGCTGGTCAGATGGTGCCGGATTATGGCGGCATGGTTCGAGGCGAATACCGAAGAGGGAATTGCACGCGGCAAAAGAATGGACTTTTCAAACGCATACGACGGCGAGCCGTACGAGCCGCAGGGCAAGCAATTGAGGGCATCGGATGTCCGTAAGCTTGAAGGATTTTTCTCGGCGCATACGGTGCCCGCCGACTGCGTTATGCTTACGGTCGGGGCGGACTACCATAAAAGCGAGGTCAAGGGCATTATAAGAATCGACTTCGAGGTGAGGGGGTTCGCACTCGATAAATATGTGACCGATGAAAAAGGAGAGAAGAAAAAGATAGCGGGCAAGAACTACGTTATCGATTCCGGCTGGGCGAGCAACTTCGATGAGTTCGATGAACGGATATTCGGGACGCCATTCCCATGGTCAGATGGCACGGCGGCGGACCAGAAATCGCCGCTCGGACCCTGCTGCGCGTTCATCGATTCAGGGTTCGAGCCGGATGATGTCTATAATTATTGCCGGCGAAGGCCGGGAATAACAATCCCGATAAAAGGAGAAGAGGGGCCGCTGATGAAGCCGTTGAGGATGAGCGATCTCGAGGTCGCTACGGAACGGAGAATAAGGAGCCGGCATTCCCGGATGTGGTATAAGGGCATGCAGCTTATTATCATTGATACATACTATTTCAAGAACCAGGTGACGAGCTGGGCGGAGCCGACCTATGAGGAGGATGCGGCGGGCGGCAAGCCGAAACTGGTCCGCCCGCCAATGACGCAATTCTACGCCGAAATTCCGAGTTATTACGCCACGGAGTTCACGAATGAAAAACTTGTACCCATCACGGACAGGAAAACAGGGCTGAAAAAATACGTCTGGCAGCCGGCATCGAGGGGAGCGGCGACGCACTTCTTCGATACGGCGGTCTATGCCACCGCGGCGGCGTTCTATAAGGGGATACAGAATATGAGGGCGAAGGCGGAACCGGCGCCCCCGATAATAAAGCTCGAGGACAGGGAAGACAGAAAGGGATTTTTAAGCGATTTGCCGCAATTAACATAGCCACAAAGGCGCGAAGTCACCAGGAATCCCGGCGTGCCGGGATAGGGCCTTAGTGTCTTAGTGGCGGGATTAAAAAATGGGAAATGGATTTCTCGACGACCTGCCGGAATTAGACCTTCCCGCCAAACAAAAGACGGGGACCGCGGGAAAACCTGTCCCGACCAGGAAAACCGAGGAATTATATCCGACGGTGATTTATAGCCGGGTCAATTGCCCATTCTGCAAATCGGAAAAAACAAGGGTCTATGACAGTTCACACCTGCCTATTCGCTATCATAAATGCCTCAAATGCAAAAATACCTTCAAATCTATCGAAAAATAAATTTTCAAGTCGTTACTAAAGTTTAGTAATCAGCCTGTTGCCCCCGTTATAACCAAGCACGATACTAAAAATATGACGGCAAAAACATTAGAAGCTGAGCTCGCGGAAATCGAGACGGCGATAACGGCGGTCCTGACCAGAGGGCAGCGGTATCAAATGAATGGTCGGATGTATGAGGCGGCGGACATCGCCGAACTTCGACAGATGCGAACCGACTGCCAGAACAGAATCAACTCGACAGCGACGATGTCAAGAACGGTTGCGGAGTTCTAATGAAACGAAGTGAATTAGAACGTAGTCCCCGGTGCGGTGATTTCGCGACCTTGAAGCGAAATCAACCGGGGGCCGAGTCCCCAGCGATTTGATTTCGCCCCTGGCGGAATCAGCAGGGGACGGAGTTTTAACGAAGGATGTACGAAGTAAAACAAAAATTCGATTTCGGAAAGATGCTCGACAGGGCGATAGGCGTTATATCGCCGAAGGCGGCCTATAAGCGCCACGCCTTCCGCCAGGCATATGAGGTCCTTGACCGGCATCGCACCCGCACAAAACGCAATCTCGCCGGCGGGACGGGCGACCTCAATCTTGACGAATTTTCGCTTGCACAGCTCCGCGAGATCGCCCGCGACCTCTCCCGCAATAACCCGATTGCGATAGGGATGCTGCGGACTGAAATGAACGCCGTTGTCGGATCAGGGCCGAAGGTCGAGGCCCGCTCCAAAGACGAGAAGTGGAACGAAGAGGCGGAGGCGGCATTCAAGGAAAATTACATCGATAAACCATGCGATTTGACGGGGAGATTCAACGCACAACAGTTGCAAAGGACAGGGTTTCTTTCATATCGCCGCGATGGGGATGCCGCCGTTATATTCAACGAGGACAATCTGCAGTTGTGCGAGGGCGAGCAGATAGGAACGCCGTGGGGAAAGGCGAGGCCGGAAAACTTCGATATAATCAACGGCGTTGCCTATAGCAAACAGACCCGCCGGGTAATAGGTTACTATATCGGCCAGCCGAACAAGTGGGGATATATCCAGCCGGATTCGTGGCAGAATTACCCGGTTGCGCAGGTCCATCATATCTTCAATCCCGAACGGGTCTCTTATTCAAGGGGCGAGCCGGTCCTGACGCCCTCGATAAAATACCTCGATTACCTGACCGGCATCGTCGATGCCACCTTAGTGGCGATGAAGGTGAATGCCTGTTTCAGCATGTTCGTCGCACAGGAAAATACAGGACTGCCGACGGCGGGATATACGGGCGGTGTTGAATCGTCGGGCCAGACGGATGAAGGGATCAAGCATGAGAAGCTGGAGCCGGGAACGATTATGTACGGCAGGCCGGGCGAATCGGCGACAGGGATAGGTCAGGCATATCCGGGGACGACCTTTGACCCGTTCGTGGCGAGGATGCTTTCAATTATAGGCAGGCCGCTTTGCATGCCTATGATGTTAGTCACGCTGGATTTTTCTGGCGCTACGTTCATGAACACACGCATCGCATACCAGAAGGCGCAGGAGCACTGGGAGGCGGAGCAGGACTTCGTTGAAAAGCCGTTAGCCACGCGGATATGGCTGTGGGGAATAGGCCGGCTGATAGAGACAAAACTGCTCAAAGGCCGGCCGGCGGACTGGTTCAGGCATGAAGTGCTTTGTAATCGCTGGCCCTACGTTGACCCGTATAAGGAGGCCATAGCGGATGAGCAGCAATTGAAAAATACGACTATTACACGCGCAATCATCTGCGCACGGCAGGGCAATGACCATAAAGATATTGCGAATAAACTCGGCGAAGAGAAAAAACTGCTCAAGGAAAATAACTTGCTGGATGTGACGGACCAGACGGCGGGAAAAATACAGATAACGAATTGAGGACAAAATGATGGCCACAGAGAACACAGAGGTCACAGAGAAAAACGAATCGGCAAAAAGCAATACGGCGCCCATGAAGGCGTGCATATTCCGGGAGACCACGATTGTGGGGTTCACAGACGGCGAGGGTGCGAGCAATCAGAAGTTCCGGATTGTCGCGTATTCGGGCGAGGTCATCAAAAACCACTGGTACTGGGGGAACCTCGCGTTCGACCTGTCAGGCGAAAAATTTGACAAGAAAAAGACGCCCGTAATCGAAGATCATGCAACCAGCGTCCGGCTGGGGTTCACCACGATGCAGGACATCTCAGATGTGGTAGTAGTCGAGGGAAAGTTCCTGTCGAGCGAGCCGGCACAGAAGATGCGCAACGATATGGTAGAGGGGTTCCCCATGCAGGCCTCGATATACAACGTGCCTGAAATAATCGAGAGGGTGGAGCAGGGGTCAAGCGTAATGGTCAACGGCCGGAAATTGGATGGGCCGGGGACGGTGTTTCGCAAATCGACGATATACGAGGTCAGTTTGTGCTGCCTCGGGGCTGATAACAGGACAAGCGGAGAAGTCTTCGATAAAAACGAGGATGTAAGATTCGATATTTTTGAAAGGGGACAGGAAATGGAAACAAAGACAAAATTGACGGCCGAGACCTTCGCGGCGGACTACCCGGATATTTGGGCCGAGGTTTTTGCCAAGGCAACAAAATTGGGTTCAGAACAAGCGAAGGCGGAGGGGAAGGTTGAGGGCGAAAAGGCGGTGCGGGACCAGTTCGCCGAGTTCGAGAAGCGGTTCGGCGCCGACCCGACCTTCTGTCTCGAGCAGTTCAAGGCGGGCGCCACACTCGAGGCGGCGACGGCGGCCTATACCTCGAAATTAGCCGCGGAGAACGCCAAGTTGAAGGAAGAGGCGGCAAAGACAACTGAAACGAAAAAGCCGGCGGACCCGGCGATACAGGCGTTCTCCGACGACGCAGCGAAAAAGAACAATCAGGGCAAAACAATTGCGACAACGCCGGATGGCTGGGAGAAGGAATTCGCCGATTCGGCGGACCTGCAGAAAGAGTTCAGCAACGCGAGGGAATACGTCGCATTCAAAAAGGCGGATGCGGCGGGCCGAGTGAAGATAATGTCGCGTAAGGAATAGCATCTGTAGTTTTGCGTAAGGAATAGCATCTGTAGTTTTTGTTTTGTAGGCAACGAAAAATCGAACCGAAAAAGTGGAGATTGAAAATGGCAAAAGAGCAGAAGAAGGCGGAAGAGCGGAGGCCGGCGGTAGCGGAAGTGGAAAAGGCGCCGACCTTCAGCATACCAATGACGGACCCTTACGTCGAGCCGATCGTGGGGCATTATGCGAGGATAGCCGCCAAACCTGTAGCCGATGTCAATGCGAGGCCGTTTGTTCTGAGGGCGGATGACCCATCAGCTCTCGCCTGCCTGAAAAGCTACAGGCAGAGGGCGTACGGGGCCGGCGACAAGATCAGGGGCGCACTGGCGGATGAGGCGATTGCAAAGTTTACGCCCAAAAATAATGCGGATTTGAAACCCCCCAAATGATTCCCTGCGGAAATCAGGATATGGGGGGTACAATAAATTTGAATGACAAAATTTTTTTAGGAGATAAACAATGACAACTTCAGCAGCAGATGTCCCGATCATAGAAAGCGTAGGCAGTATCGGGTCGATTCCGTGCATTGTCACGGACATAGTTTGGGAAGGTTCGGCGGTCGGAACATCGGCCGGGTACGGAAGACCCCTTGTTGCGGGTGACAGGTTCCGGGGCTTTTGCATGGACAAGTGCGATAACTCCGCTGGGGCGGCGGGCGCCAAGAACATAAAACTCCTCGTGGAAGGACGAATACAGGTCCCGATTGCCGCGGTGTATATTACCGACGTGGGGTTGCCGGTCTATGCCTCGGATGACGCCACATTCACAATGGTCGGGGCGAACGCCAGCGGACCCAATTCCTATATCGGCAGACTGGAAAGATACGTCGATGCAACACACGGCGTCGTCAAGCTGGATGTCGGAGGGTTCGACCAGTTCGGCGATAATCCCAACCGCATCCTCAAAAGCGCCAACTATACGTCGCTCATCACAGATAACGGCAAGATAATCTATGTCGATACCACCGGGGTGGTGGTAACGCTTTGCATCGGGACAACTATATTAGGCGCTGGCGAGTTAACGGTCGTCAATGCCGGTGGGGATGGCCTGGTGCTTGTGGAGGTTGACCCGGACAACGCGGACCTTCTTGCCGGCGGTTGCGGAGTGGCTGCAAATGCCGATGGGCATAAGATCGGGAATACGGCGGCGGGGGCGAGACGCGGCGACTTCATCAAACTCGCCATGAACGGGACAACCGGCTGGAATATCAACAACATTCGCGGGACGTGGGCGAGCGAGTAGGTTTTAGTTCATAGCAATGAGTTCATGGTTCATAGCCAATGAACAAGGAACAATGAACAGATTTGAAATGTGAATATCGGGCTTTGATCCTGTACCCGGCAGGGGCAGGATATTAAAGGCAAAAAAAGGTCTGTCGGGACCGACATCTCGATGGCCCTTTTTTTGTTGCCCGAAATAAAAATGTAAAAAGACAAATGACCAACAACTAATGACTAACGACTAAAAACTAAATACTAATTTTTGTCCGCCCCCTAAGGGGCGAGACTTCGCCAAGGGCGAGAAAGGACATAAACATGGGAGCAGCGGGATTAGGATCAAGGGCGATAATCGGGAAGTTTTACGCCGCCTTAGAGGCGGCCACAGGTGCATCGTGGGTCGGCAGGGTATCAATGCTGATGGACTCAGACCAGGAATCCGAGACGTATAAATGGCTCGGCATGGTGCCGGCGTTGCGGGAATGGGTCGGCGGAAGGCAGGCAAAAGGGTTCCGTGAGAACGGAATGACCATCACGAACAAGACGTGGGAAGCTACGCTGGAGATCCTCATCGATTGGATCCGCAGGGACAAGACGGGCCAGATAGCGGTCCGAATCGCCGAACTGGCGAAGAGGGCGACGGAACATGACGCCAAGTTACTCAGCACCCTGATCGCAAACGGGACAGGAACAACGAGCGGGTACTGCTACGACGGCCATGTCTTCTTCGATACTGACCACTCGGAAGGCGAGAGCGGGACACAATTGAACCTTTTAGCAGCCGCACAGGTCCCTACACTGAACGTCACCACGCCGGCCGCACCGACATCAGCCGAGGCGGTCAAGGCCATTTTAGGGGTCGTCGCCTACATGTTGGGGTATAAAGATGACCAGGGTGAGCCGATTAACGACAACGCGAAGGAGTTCCTTGTAATGACAAGCCCGGCACTCTGGGGTTATCTGGCGCAGGGGATAATCCAACCGACGGTGTCATCGGGCGAGACGAACGCAATCGTGGCGCTGAAGGCGGATGGATTCAATATATCCATCGCCGCCAACTCGCGACTGACGTGGACGGACGTATTTTCAGTATTCCGAACCGATGCGCCTGCAAAGCCGTTCATCGTTCAGGAAGAGGAGCCGCTATCTGTCGATGCTCTCGCTGAAGGTTCCGAGGAAGAGTTCAAGAACAATCGGCACCTCTACGGTGTTAAACGAATAAGCAACGTAGGATATGGGTACTGGCAATACGGCGCCCACGCGACATTAAGCTAACCACAATCAGTCGCGGACTGCGACAACCCCGTACCAGGCGCCTCGGCCTGGTACGGGGGCCTCCTTCCCTGGATCCGCCGTGGTTTAGGGGGAATGTGTATTGGATTAAATTGAACTGTATCATAAATGGCAAAAGATGGGAAAAATTTCGATGGTTTATTCGATATGGTATCGAATATCCAAAAGACCATCGGCGCCATTAGCGAACGATGCCCGGCGCATCAAAAACAATTAGATGAACACCAAAAACAATTAGACGAACATCAGTGCAACCTTCACGGCAGTGAAAAAGAAGACAAGATGGGAATTTGCGAGGAAATCAGGGGACTGATGAAGATAAAAAAATATGCCGTAGGCATACTGACCATAATCGGCGGGACCTGGCTCGCATATATCGCCGTTCCGCTCATAAAATGGATTGGCTCCATAATAAACGGGTCTGCAAAATGAAAAATCAGACAGATTCTTCGGAGATATTAAGATGAAGAATAAAAACAAATCCGCCATCGGCAAAGCCGATGTCGAGACCTCGCCCTCCATAAAATGGAGAGGCGGGTTCGGGTTGTTTCCATTAACGATATGCCTGTGGTTTTTGATGATTGCCGGGGCCGCATACGCCGACTCGAAGAGTTACGAATCGTTCAACGAAATCGCCTATATCGGCTCATCGCAGCACGGCTGGCTGCTCGTCAAGTCGGCGGATGCCAACGATACTCCGTTAGCGGCGGCGACGAAGACCTGGGATGACAAGATGGCCGATGCCAACTGGTATCCGGTCAATCCGGGCAATACCTACCACTGCCTCGCCTGCTACGCGCACGGCAAGGACGGCAATGACCCGGCACAGGGTTCGTTCGATGTGAATGTCTTCGCGGCCCGTAAATACGGCGGAATCAAACGGGTCGTCGGGGCCACTATTGGAATCGGAACCACGCAGCTAAGCCGGGACCCGAATTCAGGCACGCAATTCCGCTCGGGACTGGCGGACCCGAACTACAAATGGGCGGATGCCGCGACTGCCGTGGACTGGGACTGGCCGGTCGAGGGATTGCCCGATTCGGATGTTACCGGCGTCGATATCATCGAGGTCTGGTGGCTGGGTCTGGGGACTGAATTTGTCAAGGTCGAGATAACGAACGGGACCTGGTGGTACACCGACCATATTTACTGTGTTTATACGGGAACAGGCGGTTAATTTTGATTTCTGATTTCTGATTTTTGATTGCTGATTTTTATTAAGGAGCATGGAAAATGAAGTCGGCGAAAATGATTATTGCGGGTTTTCTTGCAATGTTATTTGTTTCGATCGTTAATGCTGATATTCCAAATAAACTGAATTCGGGTGGAGACGGGCTCAAAGGAATATCCAGCTCGAGTGATTGCAACGGGTTCCTTGTCCGAGATGCCAATGGTTTTTGCCATTGTGAAGAAGGGGGAGGCAGTGGAAGTATAGCAACAACTGGCTTGATTCTTAAAGGAGATAACGCTGGCGCAGCTATCGCAGCCGGCGCAACTGATGTTAATTCCTTGCTTACAGGCAATTGGTACAATGCGACGTATATCAATTCTCTCATAGCCGCCTACCAGACTAAGGCGGCGAACGATGCCAATTACAGCAAGAAATGGGATTCAAATACCCCAGCCATAGAAGTCAATGCTGTGATTTCCAACAACTTTTACAACAAGACCGCAGATGATGCGATTATGGCCGAGGCGAAGAGGGTAGTAGATGTAAATTACAGCAGGTTTTACGACCCGAATACCCTGCCTGCGAGATTGGCCGACCCCAATGCACACGCTGGTTGTATGGTTGTCTATCCTGACCAAAACCTTATTGACGCTTATGCATGGTTGAAAAGTTCGGACAGAAATGCCAGCATGGGGACTTTGCCCGCGACAAGAAGGACGCTTTTTATTGCGGGGACTTTCGATGTGAACGGCGCAAATTCGGCGACCGGCCCGAAACTGGTTTTGGATACGGCAGGTGTTGATATAGTGGGCCTTAACGGCGACCCCTGCTCAAACATCATAACTGCCTCTATGGGTTCAACGGTTCAGATTACGAATCCCGATGTTCACATAAACGGAATAACCATCAGGAATACCGGCTCGCCCTCAAAAACGTGGACTTGGCCTTCCGTGCCGGTCAATATCGGCCTTGACATAAATTGTGGTTATGGTGATGGTCTAAAAATAGTGAATACCAATCTTGAGGGGACTGCGATAGCGACGTTATATAACGGTTCTGTCCCTGTATTTTTCAATACAAATTCAAATGGCACCTGGCGGAATGTCAATACAACAAGCCAGGCATTTCGGGCGGCTGAGAACATTACGGTAGCAGGGACATTTAAGGATGGCGCTAATTGGTATCAATATATCAACCAGGTCTCACCCGATGGTTACTATGGCTGGTATTGTATGGGCGGAGATTTGAATGGTGTGTTTGTTGATGCGAATATCATAAATTGGAAATCAGGTTCTTATTTCGCGGGTTGTGTGGCTTATAGTTGTAAGGTAGCGGGATATATTGAGAATCTTTCCTGCGGGGTACAGTCGTTAGCGGTTCAACGCAGCTTCACGGGAACAATCAGAAATTCACTTTGCGGGGTCGGTAGTCTTGCCGCTGGTGATTATTATCAAGCAGGAGGAAATCCTGGAGGAACAGGTGATGTAAATGCCTACTTTAACGGTGTTGCAGAAAATGTGGAAATCAGGAATTGTGGAAGTGAAGGAATAAACAAACCCGCAACATCAGCGTATTTTTCTTTCGCGGACGGCAACACAAATGGCCCCTCTGTGCGGTCGCAGGGGATAGGGCCTCTGGCCGTAATAAGGAATTGCAAGATTATAAGAAGCATTTATGGGTCAGATAACGACGGAAACAATCTATGGCCCCCTAATATCCAGACGAACAATTACGCAACCCTTACTACGAACTTCACAAACGGCGTTAATGCGAATGTAATAATCACGGCGAAAAGTGCTGACCCGGAATGGAACAGCACGAAATACCAGCAGCTTGCTTCCGGTTCGCCGTCCACTTTTACCTTGTCGGTCATAGGCAAGGGCGTGTTCGTAACAAAAGGTTCGACAGCAAGGACCGGAACTGCATTAAAGGCACTTCTTGATGGCGACGCCAATTTCACAAACTACTGGACTTGCACGCTGGCGGGGACGGGGGCGTCTAATATAGCAAGCACTTCATATACAGGCCAATATGCTTTTGGCGGCTCTTATTATCCTACATTCACAAATAACAGGACTATTCCGGTTAATTGCACAGGTGGGACGGTTTATATTACGCCAGTCTATAATGGGGCAACGTATGACAATGCAAATGCCACTGCAAGGGTGCTTTATACCCTACCGCCGGCGTTCAGGGGTAGTGCATTGGTCTATGATTTGCAGGATTCAAATGATACTGATGGTGCGGATGTAAATATCGTAATTGCTGCAACCGACAGATTCAAACTGCCCAATGGAATTTATATGAGTTTGGGGGAGCAGATAGCAAATGAAACAGACAGGCCAATGAATATGAAGGTCGCCGTAGAGGAACCGAATGTCTGGACGATTAAATACTTCTCAAAGTCGGCAGACATAACTGTATATGGCGAAACGTCAATACCTGTTTGGTGGAGTGGAAGGACTATTTATTACAACGGTTCTGCCGCCGCTAATCTGACCTTGCCGCAGGCGGAGACGACGAATAGCTGGAGTGTCACTATCAACGATGTCAACAATACCGCAGGGGCGGACCCGAACATCAAACCCTATCCAGGCGACTATTTTCTTGGAATGGACGTGAATCAGGGGATTATCTCTGCCAGTGATGGTCGAGCATCCGCTTACTTCACCCACGACATTTGGGATGCGAACATCATTTTCATAGATTTCAATACCCCGATAGGGGCTTGGACGAATGGCGGATAGATTATGTGTATTTTAGCGTTTATTGCAGGTTTATTCTTTGAGGATGCGTTGAACTATATGTTGCGATTGACGCACAGAACCAACCGGTCGAAAGACCATAACGAAGGACTGATAAATTGAAAGGACTTTATTATGTGGCGAATGATGTTGGTAGTTCTGATTTTCGCAGGTCCGGCCTTCGCTGTTTGTTCAACTGACCCCTGCAATCCGACCTTGATGGAGACGATTATCGTCGAACCGGGAAAATCAAAAATCGGGTATGGTTTTTCATACAAAGACCCCGATGGCAACGTGCCGCCTTTCGGCCCTTACGCCATAGATATAAACATCCTGAGCAAGCCATCCTGGATAACGGTCGGGCCTTTGATTATAAACGACCCGAATGTAATAATTAGCACAGGTGAGATTTCTCCCTGTGATGGTTCTTCTGTTTTGGCGAATCAGACGGTTAAGGCCGCAAGGTGGATAACCATAGTCCCTCCCATTAACGCCGTTGGGACGTTTCCTGTTGTTGTAATGGTGTCGGACGA